TCCCAAACCAAGGTTTTTGAGAAACTCTGAAACATCAGCAATGTCTTTTCCATTGGCTGCCTTGTCCATCTTTCCGGCAAGCGCATTTGTCATGGTGGTGGCAAAATTAGGATCGTTTCCCAGCGCCGCCGCCAGTTCGTTAAGCGTATCGAGTGCAGCTGGAGAAGATGCCACCAGTGCAGCAATTGCCGCCTGCACAAAAGCCGTGTTAGCAAGTTGCGTGGAATTATTGCCTGCCGCTGCCGTCGGTGCTTTTGGCGTGCCAGTGAATGTCGGACTGGCTTTTGGCGCATATTGCGTATGTGGATCTGCAGCAGCAAGATGTTTTGCCATCAGGTCATCCACATACACCTTAAGCTCCAGCACCTTGTCATCCACATATTTGCGGGTTGCCAGAACCACAGCAGGGTCAATTTTCAGGGTGATGTTATCGGTGCTGCTGGTAATCAGCACCATGCGTACGGTCTGCGTGCGTCCGCTGCCCTCCGCCAACTGCGGCTTATAGCTCTCCGGGCAGTTTCCCACAGCAATCAGCGCACCGGTTTCATCAAACAGGCCGACTTCACGAATCCACCACCCGCCCTCATTTTCCGGGATCACCTGCTCAGCAATAATCTGGCTGCTGTTCTGCGGGTCGATATACAGCATATTCAGCGCTGCGCGGCGCTTTTCAGCCACTAACGCGGTCTGTTGTGCGCTGGGAGTGGGCAGTGCTCCACCACCGTCACCCACCGCCATCTGGGTAATTTTAAGCGGGATACCGAGCGCGGCGGCGCTAGCCAGTTTCGCCGCGCCGATATCCGTCAGCAGGGTGTAAAATTTTGCGCTCATGGGTTCACTCTCATCGTGTCAATAACATGGACCGCTCCGCCCTCATAAGCGGTGCCGCCGGAAATAATGGTTTCGTTGATGTACGGATAGATCGTGATTTCTTCACCGATGTAGGTGGCTGCACCCACAAAATACGGACCACCTGTCTGCAAATTGATGGACATGCCAACCAGATGACGGCTGCACGGTTTGGCGTCACCGATCAGGCGCTCCAGCTCCAGATAGGTTTCTTCTGTTATGCCCTGCTCCTGCACGCCAATATCCAGACGGAACGTCCCCGGCGTTTCGCCGGTCTGCCACCACTCAATGATGCGGATCAGGAAACCGAACGGCTCCACTACACGCCGCACGGCGCTGGTTGTCCCCTTGTGCTGATGGATATAAAACGCGTCCTGCACAACGCGGCGCTTGACGCTTTCTGTCCAGCTTTCATCCCAGCGGTCAACAGAAAACGCCCAGGCCAGATAAGGCAGGAACCTGATCGGGCAGGTTGCCGGATTCCATAAATCACGCAGCGAAACCTGCAGATCGGAAATCCCGCTGCAGGTCTGCGCCAGTCGGCGTTCAAGCGGCGACGAACCCGGCGGCAACAGACTACTCATCCGTACCCCCGTTGGTGACGCTCCACTCTGTGCAGGACGCTGCCTGCGTCTTATCCAGCACCACATCATCCAGCGGGGACGCCAGCTCCACACGCTGGACGCCCTCTACGTGCAACGCGGCATAAATGGCGCTGCGGCGGATATCACGTCCCAGCCGCGTCTGACTGGCGATGTATCTCTGCAGGCTGGCTTTTGCTTCTGCCATCACCGGCTCAGCCTCCGGCCCCGGATAAAGGAAGATCGTCGCATCCACGCTGTACGGAATAATTTCAGCGCTGCGCACCGTCAGGCGGTCTGCCACCGGGCGAACCTTTTCACTGTTAAGCGCCAGCTCAACCACCGCCAGCAGGTCAGCCCCTGCCGTACCGTCACCCTCACGACTCAGCACGGTAAGTACCACCTCTGCCGGTGCCGGACTGGTTGCGCTGGCATCAGCCACGCGCCCGTCGGCGCTTCTGGCGTGGAACTCATAGGCTCCCGTCGGCCCTGCAACGGACAGCCCCTCAAATGCTGCAGGAATGCGCTGGCGTAATGCTTCATCACTTTCCATCACTGCGGCGACTGGCGGCACCGCGTCATTATCGGCAGGGACTACCGTCAGGCGCCTCACGTTGCAGTTACCTGCCAGTTGCTCAAGGTCATTTCCCATGGAATAGGCCACCATGACCGCCTGGGCAGCCTCATTAATACGCTGGCGCAGCAGGATTTCGCGGTAAGTATTTTCCTGCAGCAGTTTGGTGACAGGTTCTGACTCCAGCGCTAACGTGCGCATAACGGCCTCCTGTTCATCAGCCGGATGGAGGGCCACAAAGGCGGCCTTGCGTTCTGCCAGCAATGTTTCAAAGTCCGGCACGTCCACAATCTGCGGCGGCGGTAGTTGGGAAAGATCAATGACTGGCATTGTCTGCTCCTGTTGGTACGGAAAGGGAAACTGGCGCGCCGTTATTGCGGTGTCCTGTAAGCTCAACCACCATAGAACCATCAAAATTGCCGTTGATGGTGATGGAATCCAGCGTAAGACGCGGCTCCCAACGACTCAGCGCCACATAGACAGCAGACATAACCTGCAGGCGCAGCGCCGGGTTCTGCGGCTGGTCAATCAGGGCAGACAGCAGGGAACCATATTCCCGGCGGGCAAGACGGCTGCCCTGCGGCGTCATCAGAATATCCCGCACCGACTGGCGCAGATGGTCTGTATCTGCAATGGCCTGCCCGTCATTCCTGCTCATACCGATATACAACGTCATACCGGACCTCCCGTGTTAGCGCCGCCTTTCAGAACGCCAGTATGCTCATGGTCATCAACTACGATCCCGTTAGAACTCATTGCGCCGCCGCCCTGGGTGACGCCGCCATTGATCACCACCTTGCTGTTAATGCGCGTGGTGTCAGCCTCCACCACAAACTCACCGGTTTTGTAGGTGACACTGTCTGATGCCTCGATCACCATGGATTTGATGCCCCTGACATGCCACCGTCCGGTGGCGGGTTCATACTCAAACCATCCCCCGTCCGGGTACTCCGTCACGCAGCCGTCCACGGAATCCGACGGTGGCGGAAACTGATTGGAGTAGATGGCGGGCAGCACAAAAGCGGTTTCCAGATTGCCGCCCATGCTCAGCACCACCACCTGCTCATCCGGCGACGGACACCACCATGTACGGGCACCACCGGCACGCAGCGTCAGCCAGTTAATCCAGTTGGTTTCAAGTTCGCCTACTTTCACCCGGCACAGCCATTTCTTCCGATCCACTTCGGTCACGATGCCGGTGCGGATCAGATTGGTGATAAGGCGCATGATTTCTGTGAGTTGTGCATTCATGGAGTTAGGTTGCACGTACATTGAATCTATGGCATCAATACCTCCTTGTGTGGTGGATAACACAAATACAATTCTAATCGGAGAAGGGAAAAAGCATGAGCCATCCTATTGATTATTACGCCATAGAAGAGCATGCAAGGATAATTGAACAATTATGCTGCTCATCAGAGGTTTATTTACAGCGTATACAGTCTACCCAGAAGGAATATGATGGCGTCATGGTAACTGAATTTGAAATAGAGGAGTTATCGTACAACGGTTGGTTGGAGTATAGTATTAGCAATAATCTCATTAACCTTTGTACTAAATTACGAATTCTTCAAGACTCTAGTAAACATGAATGGGACCCAGATTACTCACCCGAGATAGAAGCATTCGAAGAATATAAAAATATATTTTTTGTTATTGATGGCCATGTTAAAGGCTCCATACGCGAGTGTTGCAATAAAGTTATTCACGCACTAAATTTTGAACTAACAAAAAAAACCTCCAAAAATGGAGTAAAGTATTGGGACGGTTCTATTATTGTTTCAGGAATTCAAAACAAAAAGAACTGGAAAATAAAAATCAACCTTTTTCTTTTTTGTCAAAGCGTAAAGCTCTATTTAAGATTATTAAGTGCGTAACCGTCCTAACTTTACATTAACAAATAACTCAAAAGTAAATCCCTTATGTCACTTTTAATATGGTCATTTAAACCTAGTAATCTTCGAGATGAATACTTAATTAGCATCCCCTTACGGCTGGCGCGATCACGCAGACCGTAGTGGTGAACACGGGCAATGCGCTGCACCTTGCCCTCAAACTGCACGCTGGCAGAGTCGGCACTGGCTGCAGTTTTCAGGTATTTTGTGGTGCGAAGCTTTGCAAACATCTGGCGTTTGATGCGTCCCTTCTTGTTACGGGCTGTCACCCGGCGCGGCTCATAGCCGCTGCCGTCAGGATTACGCTGCATCCTGATGTTCTGCTGCTGCGTCCGGCGTAGCTGTTGCGCCAGTTGCCGCATCATACGGCTGCGTGCTGCAGGCTCCAGATTTGCCAGCAATGCCGTTAGCCAGTCATCCACCCTCTGCAGTTCATCCACGTTTCACCGTCCACATTTCTTCGGATTCGTCCGGCTCCGGCACCGCTTCAACGCTTGACACGCTGCTATCAGTGCTGACCAGTACACGCTCCGTCAGTTGCAGATTCAGGCTGATATCGCACACATCATTGCGCAGAATATCCACTTCAAAGGTGAACAGTTTTTCGCGCAGCTCCGGGTTGTTGATGGCGTCCGGCTGATTTTCGCTGAGCCATAGCAACACGGGAGCCATCAGCAGATTCTGGTCACCACTGAAATCCTCGATCACCACGTTCAGGGTGTAGCGGTATTCCCATGACATGGAGCTGGCACCGGTTGCCACCAGTGAGCCGTTATCAACGAAAAGGTGCAACTTGTCCGGGTTAGATCGGACATAAGCAACCGCTTTATTCAGGGCGCTGCGTAAGGACTGCGGTTTGTTCACTGTCTCGCTCCTGACACGCAATAATCGTGTCCACTTTGTCAGCACAGACCGCCCAGGCGGCCTCGGTTTCATCCAGCGCTGCATTCAGATCACCGTTACTGCGCGGCGCTGACCTTTCCAGGCGGCACTGCGTCACTCTGGGACAACCACTCACGGTAAGCTGCACCTCCGGCGAGGACCGGACGTTCGCGCAGCCTGATAATGTCAGCAGGCAAAGGAGCGTCAGCCCAGCGGCGCAAATCCTCGTTTTCACGTTTCAGTTCCTCGATCCGGTGATGACGGCTGCGCAGTAGTGCGGTGGTCTGTTCCGCTGCCGCATAAAGCCGCATCTGCTCCCGGCTGTTGGTTTCGGTCAGAATGGACAGGCCGATCAGCTGGCTGTTTTTCTTCGTTAGTTCCTGCGTTTTGCTTTTCAGCGACGCGCCCTGCATTTCGATGGTGTGGCTGGCATTGTTTAGCCGCCACGACTGCCAGCCCAGCGCCATAAGTGCCAGCGCCAGCACTATCGCCAGCGCACGCATCAGGCCTCCATCGGCTCATGAAGCTGCGCGCGGGCAATCTGATACAAAACCAGCGTCAGCAAGTAAAACACCAGGGTGATCACCCATCCAGAAAACGCCAGGCACAGAACAATAAGCAGCCTGATTACCCATGTACGCACGGGTTTTACGGGGTGCGCCCTGAATTTCAGCAATGCCGCCCTGACCTCATCGCGCGCCCGATCTCCGGCGAACCACCCGACAGCGCACAGCGCAGCAAGCAGCCAGGCGAGGAAGCATGACACCCAGACAGACGCACCAACCAGAACCGGCGCACCGCTGCGCGGATAGAGCAGGCTGATAACCAACAGCGCAGCCCATGCCAACTGGAAAAAAACGCTCATGACTTTCTTTTTCATTCCGTTATGCCCCTTTTAAGCACCAGGCCATTTCCCGCGCGCGGCGGTTGTCCAGCCCCTGATTAAACACACCTTTGACATATACCCAGCGCGGCAGTTGATAGCAGGCATCCGCCCAGCGCCGCTGGTTCAGCAACTTAACCAGCGTGGAGCTGCAGGCGTTGCCGGTGCCCACGTTGAAAGCAAACGACACCACCGCGTCATAGACCTTTTGCGGCACAGGCTGCACCACACATTTTTCCAGCGCCCGCTCCACGCGCAGCACGTTGGTGATAAGTCCCTGCGCCGCCTGCCGCTCCGTGATGGTTTTCCCCGGCACCACACCGGAAGTATTGCCGATCCCGTCAGTCCACACGCCCGCACTGCACTGATACGGCTGCAGGCGGCATCCCTCGTAATCGGCAATCAGTTTCAGCCCCTCGACGGAGGTATGAAGCGACTGGAAACCGGGCAGCGTGGCGGCGATAGCCAGCACCGCCCCGACAAGGCAGCGCTTAACGATTGAAGGATTCATATTCCCCCCGCGAAATTTTGCCGCCACGTAACAATTTGAAAGACTGGTATTTGTAGTACCAGTTGATAGCCAGCATCAGCACACCAATCAGTACGCCGCCAACCGTTGACGCATCCTTGAGCGACAGATCGCCCAGCCATGCCAGCAGCACGGCGATGCAGTAAGTGATAAAGGCGCTGATTCGTTCAAGCGTCATAATTCAGTCCCATAGCTGGACGGTCTGCGCCGTGGTTGACGCCGTAATGTCCGGCAGCTCCACCTGCAGCCCGTGCGGTAAAAATGGGCCGTACTCAGCCAGCCCCGGATTTGCCTGCAGAACCTGCTCAGTGACACCCTGCGTGCGCCCGTAATGACGCCAGCAAAGCGCGTCCACCGTGTCATACTGATGCGCACACACTTTCATCAGATAAGCTCCACCGTACAGTGCGGTGCATCCTGCACCCGGCTGATAGCCCAGCGGGCATCACGCCACAAATCACCGCTGGCCTCCGCCAGTTCCTCCCCCCGTTTCACACCTGACGCCGTGGCGTCATAGTCCTGATAACGCTCATTGAGTACGGCACGCGTCCAGCAAAAAACGGCGTTATGGTAGTGCTGGATACGCTCGCTTTTACCGTCCAGCATGTCCGCCGGAACCTCAGCCAGTGCCCGGTAGCCCAGCAACTGCTGGCGGTTGCGGAAGTCGTACAGCTCAGCGTTAACCTCAGAAATAGCCATCAGCACAACCTGCTTTAAACGCGGCTGCGTCACCGTGCCGTCAGTTCGCATCACACTGCGAAATTCCGACAGGTCCACATCAGGCCAGAACGGCGTATTTTTGATGACCTCCGCCTGTTCCGGTGCCTGTTCGGGCGCAACAAACTTCATGCGGCTTTCTCCTGAATAAGTGGGCGGTGGACGGAATTTTGATATGGCAGTGCCTTTCGCCATCCCGTGCCGCCCGTGCGCGGGGCACGTTCTTTAGCGGCTGTCATTGCGCAGTCTGCGCTCCAGCTGCTGCTTTTCTTTTTTCACACCGCAGCGGGGATCAAGCTGCAGCGCATGGGTAAGGTGATTCAGGGCAGACGCCGGGTTGCTTTCGCTCAGTACAGCGCCTATGGCTTTATGCAGGCGCGCCCGCGACTGGTCCGGCATATCCAGATCGGTTGTCAGGTCCAGCGTCTGCAGAAGCAAATCGGCATCAAAACCGGCAGCGGCAAGCAGAGCGCTTTGCGCCGCGTCTGCCATTTCTTCTGCCAGCACGGTCTGCACGTTACGGTTGCCCAGCGGCATCACCCAGCCATGGCTCAGCGCATGACGCCCGATTTCCAGCGCACCGGCATAATCACCGGCGTCGATACGCCACAACATCACGTACATCAGCACGTCATCCTGCTGCGCACCTCCGGCAGCCAGTACGCCCTCTGCCCAGGCAGAATATTTCGGCAGCAGCTCCACCTTGATTTCCGCCTTTTTCACCGTGGACTGGATGCCTTTAAGCCTGCGGCGATCTTCTGCCAGTTGCAGCAGCATCAGGTCATAACCCGACGCATGGCGAACACTGCCGCCCTCACGGGCGGCCTGTTCGGCCTGAATGCGCAGGCGGTGCTGCCGTGCGGGACTCAGGCTCATGCGTTACTCTCCGTTTCCTGTTTCTGCTGCAGGCGGGGTGAAATCACCGATTTCGATGTTTTCAACCAGCGCCGCGCAACGGTAGTCCTCGACCACATACGCCTCGTTGACGGATTCAAAGTTTTCGATCCGGTCACGTTTCGGGTTGTCGATAACAGAACGGCGGCGGGTGTCTTCCTGCCAGTAGATGGACAGGTTATCCAGACGGGTGATCAGCAGCGCATTTGCCGGGAAGAAAGGCGCACGCACGGCCTGCAGGCCGCCCATGCGTTTCTGGCTGATGATCAGATCGGCGGCGATTTTTTCGCTGTTGTCCTGCTCTTTGTTAACCAGCGGGAAATACTTGTCAGACAGCAGTTCACGACCACAGACGACAACCAGCTCGTCATCGTCCTGATACTCCACATCGATCAGCTCGTTGACGGTATCCATCACCACCGCGTCAAGATTTAGATACTTACCACCCGGACCAACTTTTACCGGCTCCGCCGTAGTGGTGCCGTCTTCTGCGGTTTTGCTACCCATGACATGATCCGGCGCGTCTTCGCGGATTTTCTGCAGCCAGCCTTTATTGACGTCCTGCAGCAACGGGTTTTCAGCGCGACTGGAGGTTTTGGCGCGCTTCACGCCGTTAAAGCCAATCATGATGCGGTCCAGCGCCTGACGCTTGACGATGGCGTTGCGGATACGCACCTGGAAGTCCTGGAATTTCGCCCACAGGTCCAGTTTTGCGTAGGTCAGCACCGTATCAAAGTTGGTCTGCTCGCATTTGTATTCCACGTCTTCCATCAGCGTCGGATCGGTAGGCTCTCGCTCTTTGGTGGTGGTATCGGTGGTTCCGGCAATGGTGCTGCCCACGCCCAGCCCCAGCAACTGCCCTGACTGCTCAGTGACCGGCGTGATGTTAATCAGCGTCAGGAAAGCGGCTGACTGCTGGATCTGGTCTTCCAGCGTCTGCTGCACGGACGGCTCCACGGTGAACTTGCTGGAGAGCTCTTCAACCTCCACACCGTTCAGGCGCGCCAGTTGCTGCAGGTAAGCGTTAAAGGCAAAGCGGGTTTTCTTTTTCATCGGGTTTTATGCTCCATCAGCAATTGGTCAGGGTGCCTGCCGGTGCGTCACCGCCCGGCGCGCGCTGGCGGTAATCCTTGCGGCTGTCTTCACGGCTCAGCTGCTGCTGTAACTCGGCAAAGGCGGCCTGCTGCTTCTGCAGGGAGGACTCCAGCGCGGAAAGGCGTTCACCGTTTTCAGTCAAGGATTTATCAGTGCGCTCGCTCAGGTTCTGCTGCTCGGTGGCGACAAGTTCCACGGCTTTATGCACGTCTGAGAAACGCGCATCGTCGGTCTGCTCTTTTTTGGTGAACAGCGCGGTGACGCGGGCAAAGAGGGACGGCTTTTCGTCCTGGGCTTCTTCGAGTTCGATCAGCGTTTCTTCGGCAGCGGTAAAAAGGTTTTCAGGATTCTGCTTACGGTTTGCCAGCGGGTTATGTGCGGCACTGGCGCTGAATGCCAGCATTTCGGTGCCGAGACTTGCCGGATCATCTGTTGCCGCCAGCCCCACAAGATAGGCTTTACCGGTGTCAGCAAACTTCGGGCTGACCTCCATGGAGGTAAACAGCTTCTGGCCTTTTTTCACCAGTGCCACCAGGGAGTCTGTCGGTTCAACATCGGCGTAAAGTGCCATCTTGCCCGCCAGCGGACCGTCCTGGATTTCTTCCGCAACCAGCGCCGTCACTTTGCCGTAACGGTTGAAGGCACTGTCCGGGGAATAAGACTTGATGTGCTCAAGGTTAATCAGCGCGGTATAGACCGTCGGGTTGTAGCTGGCAGCCATCTGTACCAGCCATTCACGCTGGATCTCGCGCCCGTCAGTGGTGGCACCTTCCACCCCGATACGGAAACGCTTTGCTTTCACTGTCATGAGCCGTGCTCCGTTAGAAATAACTTACTGGAGCCTTATGTTTGCGGTGATGGGGGGAGTGAGACAACGCGCTGTATTTGTACGGTAAACCACACAAACCGCAGCCGGGGAAAGCCGCCATCCAAGGCCGTATGTTTGGGCCATGAACACGACACTGACCCCCGCAGACCTCGATCCCCGTCGGCAGGCCATGCTGCTGTACTTTCAGGGATACCGCGTAGCCCGCATTGCCGAAATGCTGGGCGAAAAAGTTGCAACCGTTCACAGCTGGAAAAAACGCGACAAGTGGGGCGACTATGGGCCGCTGGATCAGATGCAGCTCACCACCGCCGCACGTTACTGCCAGCTCATCATGAAGGAGCAGAAAGAAGGGAAAGATTTCAAGGAAATTGACCTGCTGGCGCGCCAGTCAGAGCGCCACGCCCGGATCGGCAAATTTAACGACGGCGGGAACGAAGCTGATTTAAACCCGAAAGTCGCCAACCGTAACAAAGGTCCGCGCAGACAGCCGGAAAAGAACGTTTTCACCGACGAACAGATCGAAAAGCTGGAAGAAGTCTTCCACGCCTCTATGTTCGACTATCAGCGTCACTGGTTTGAAGCAGGGAAAACAAACCGCATCCGCAATCTGCTCAAGTCACGCCAGATTGGCGCCACGTTTTATTTTGCCCGTGAAGCATTGATCGACGCCCTGCTGACCGGACGCAACCAGATTTTCCTTTCTGCCAGTAAGGCACAGGCGCACGTTTTTAAGCAGTACATCATCGACTTTGCCAAAGAAGTTGAAGTGGAACTGAAAGGCGATCCCATGGTGCTACCCAATGGGGCAGCATTGTACTTCCTCGGCACCAATGCCCGTACGGCGCAGAGCTACCATGGCAACCTGTATCTTGATGAATATTTCTGGATACCGAAATTCCAGGAGCTGCGCAAGGTGGCCTCCGGGATGGCCATTCACAAGAAATGGCGACAAACCTACTTTTCCACACCGTCCAGCCTGACCCACAGTGCCTATCCGTTCTGGTCCGGTGCGCTGTTTAACCGGGGCCGCGCCAAAGCGGACAAGGTGGATATTGACCTGACCCACAGCAACCTTGCGCGCGGCCTGCTCTGCCCTGACGGACAGTACCGGCAGATCGTCACCGTGGAGGATGCGGTGCGCGGCGGCTGTAACCTGTTCGACCTCGACCAGTTGCGCATGGAGTACAGCCCGGACGAGTACCAGAACCTGCTGATGTGCGAGTTTATTGACGATCTGGCGTCCGTATTTCCGCTCAGCGAGCTGCAGGCGTGCATGGTGGACAGCTGGGAAGTCTGGACTGATTTTCACGCACTGGCGCTGCGCCCGTTTGGCTGGCGCGAAGTGTGGATCGGCTATGACCCGGCGAAAGGCACACAGAACGGCGACAGCGCAGGGTGCGTGGTGATGGCACCACCCACCGTTCCGGGCGGCAAGTTCCGCATTCTTGAGCGCCATCAGTGGCGCGGGATGGACTTCCGTGCCCAGGCGGACGCTATCAAAAAACTGACGCAGCAGTACAACGTGACCTATATCGGCATCGACTCCACCGGCGTCGGTCATGGTGTTTATGAGAACGTGAAGGCGTTCTTTCCTGCCGTCCGCGAGTTTGTCTACAACCCTAATGTCAAAAACGCCCTGGTGCTCAAGGCATACGACATTATCAGCCACCGGCGTCTGGAGTTTGACGCCGGACACACCGACATCGCGCAGTCCTTTATGGCTATCCGCCGCGCCACCACCGCCAGCGGCAACCGCCCCACCTATGAAGCCAGCCGCAGCGAAGAAGCCAGCCACGCCGATTTGGCCTGGGCAACGATGCACGCACTGTTTAACGAACCGCTGCAGGGCGAATCCGCCAATACCAGCAATATTGTGGAGATTTTTTGATGGGTAAGAGTAAGAGAAACCGCACTGCAGTTAAGCACAGCAGCAGTGCATCTGCAGAGGCATTCAGCTTTGGTGATCCGATCCCGGTACTGGACCGCCGCGAACTGCTGGACTACGTGGAGTGTGTGCAGATGGACCGCTGGTATGAACCGCCGGTCAGCTTTGACGGGCTGGCGCGCACCTACCGTGCCGCCGTGCATCACAGTTCTCCGATAGCCGTTAAGCGCAACATCCTGACCAGCACCTTTATCCCGCACCCGTTGCTGAGCCAGCAGGCATTCAGCCGGTTTGTGCAGGACTATCTGGTGTTCGGGAACGCCTATCTGGAGAAGCGCACCAACCGGCTCGGCGGCATTCTGTCGCTGGAGCCATCACTGGCAAAATACACCCGCCGTGGTCTGGATCTCGATACCTACTGGTTTGTGCAATACGGCATGACCACGCAACCCTACGAGTTCACCAAAGGCAGCATTTTTCACCTGATGGAGCCGGATTTAAACCAGGAGATTTACGGCCTGCCGGAATACCTGTCCGCCATCCCTTCCGCCCTGCTCAACGAGTCCGCCACGTTGTTTCGCCGTAAGTATTACATCAACGGCAGCCACGCGGGGTTCATCATGTATATGACCGATGCCGCACAGAACCAGGAGGATGTGAACAATATCCGCCAGGCGATGAAAAGCGCCAAAGGGCCGGGCAACTTCCGTAACCTGTTTATGTACTCCCCCAACGGCAAAAAGGACGGCATCCAGATCATCCCACTGTCAGAAGTGGCGGCAAAGGATGAGTTTTTGAACATCAAGAACGTGAGCCGCGATGACATGATGGCAGCGCACCGCGTTCCGCCACAGATGATGGGAGTTATGCCGAGCAATGTTGGGGGGTTTGGGGATGTGGAAAAAGCCAGCCGCGTTTTTGTTCGCAACGAATTAATGCCGCTACAGAAGCAGCTCCAAGAAGTAAATGAATGGTTGGACGGGGACGTAATCAGATTTGAGGAATACAACTTAAGCATTTGAATACACAACAAAAATAAAAAAGGGGATTCCCTCCCCCCTTTTTATACATTAATTATTATCGTATAGCTCCTGAATTTTTGCTGGATTAGCAAAAAATCTTGCAGGATAAGCATTGGGATAATTATCTTCAATATAGTTTTCTGTCCTAGTTATTAACGCTGCTAAATCAGTAGCGAGTTGCGCTGAATTAGGGGGCAGCTGATTGGTACTATTATGTAAATTAGGCACCATATTCAACAGCACTGAAGCATAATATCTATTACCATGAGTTATTATTAAATGACGGCGACTATGTGTTGATTTATCTGTAGCAGCCAAAGTTGCGCTAATAGCACGTTCTATCACACGAAAATGGTTGACAGCATTTATTAATTTGACACCACTTAATCGCGGGTTGAAGATTGTTCTATATAATGACCCTTCAAAGTTTTCAAAAAATCTACCGCGATTCGATTTTAAAGTTGCAACTATAGTATTATTTTTACTTAGGCAAGCTAAAGCATTCAAAGCCTCATCGAGATCAATTACCTTGACGTTAGACTGTGAATAATCCTCATCGGTTCGCAATAATTGGTATTGATATCCTTCAAGTACAAGCTCTCTCGCCAGTCTATGCTGATCGGGTTGTTGTGAAGCAAAATCTCTTCCTAATACTCTATTCTGGAAATTATTAGCTCTGGTTATTGCATTAGCATTGAGATCATTTACATCATTATTAATTTCAATAAAACGAACAGGGACTTTAACTTGATAAATTCTATCTCCTAACACATCCATAACACTACCTAAACTACTCACGGTTTGCGCACCGTTGATCACACTAACATCTTTAAAATCGAAAACCCCTCTCTCAGTGCCTGCAGCGGCGTTTCTTCTATGAGGAATTAACTCGTTCACTAGTAACGTAATACCGTTATTGTAAAACCAAAACATTTCTGGACTATCAATTGCAGTTTTTTTAATTTCTTCGTTAACATCTGTTTTACCAAGCATATTTCTTATGTTTTTAGTAAAAAGACGGGTTCCATATTGTTTCCACCAATTCCCAACCTGGTCTCCAGCTAAAGTTCCATAAAACGCTCTGTAAGGTTCATTGATAAACCCATAGCGTTCCACTTCTACGCCATCCAAATCAATTTGGCCTCTTGAGCCAGTCTGCAACCAATGGACTAAATCCTCTGATGAAATCAAATGAACTTGAAAACCCCATTCTTCTTTCGGTGTTTCGGCCGGGGTAAAGGACGCTTCATTTAGCTCACGTTGCCACTCTTGCATATCACGTAAAATATCTTCTGAAGCACCTTTTTTTCCTGTGTGAGTCATGGCGAAGATAAATTTATAATCAAATGAATTAAGGGCTGTGCTTATATCTGAGCTCTTATCTTGAAGAATCTGGTCAAAAAGTTCATATCGTTCATTCTGCAGTTTTTCACAAGCATCCTTGAAGCACACAAAATCAGGTCTGGTCCAAGTGCCATTTCCGGCCTGATTAAATTTTGACTGAACAACTACAACGATTTTTTCACTATGATTTATGACTATGCCATCAATGCCCCCATCCTCAGAACTGTCGCAAACCGATTCGCCTGCATGCTTTTCATCAACACCACCGAGCTGGTACATCGTAAACGCCGCCAAAGCCCTACTTGCCATTTTAATGTTGTAATCTTGTTGGCCGGGTTGGCACTCTCGTTTATGAATATAGTCTTCAAATCTTTCTCTTAAAACACCGCCAAGTCTTTGGGCTATAACTTGCGCCGTCGCCGCTGCAGCTACAGCGTTATCCTCAACTCGAAGGTCTACAACGAATGCCATTTATTTTTCCTTATAAAATTTTTACAGCGTTAGCAGTAATTAAAAGGTTACTCGTTAAGCGGCAATTGTACTACACCAGTCTACTAAATATGGATATATCAATGAGTAAACTCTCATCTTTGCGAACTCACATACATTGTGAAAAAAATACTTAACTTAGCTATTCAACCCGATGCCGCGCGCTCGTATCCCCGCCACGCCTGCCCGCTTTATGCAGTGGTTTTCATGCACCTGCATGACATAAACAAAAGCCCGCCATTCCTGGCGGGCTTCAGCTAAAACGATCCTTAAACGATCATGCAGATTCATGCGGCATAGACATGCACGTTCATTTGGTTCTGGTAAAGGAATGGGGAAAAGAATTTTTTAGCTTGCCCTGTAGACATCTACGACTAGTCCCCCAGTATATCCTCATTGGTATCTTTCCGATTATCCTGGTTTCCCGATTATCCTTATTAGGGAGACGTTTCCGCCTAGAGGGTATGAGACATTCTCACCCCCTGCCCTATGGACATCTGCGACCAGTGGTAAATGCTATAACTTACTGCAATAAGGGTATAAAGTGTGATTATTGAAAATCACGGAGAACTTAGATGAATATAGTTACAAGCGATAATGAAAGCAACGACGACGTTACCGTTTCAGGCAGCCCAGCCAAAGCAAAGTCTAGCCGGGTAGCCGATGAAAAATGGGGAAAAGAAGTGATGAAGGCCGGGTTCTGCATAATCCCATCGCTTTTACTACGATGCCAGCAACGCTTAGGTCTAAACCCTTCCCAACTCGCAGTTCTGTTGCAACTGGCAGATTTTTGGTGGGAGGCAGGCCGAAAGCCATATCCAAGCAAGCAAACGCTATCTGACAGATTAGGGCTAAGCACACGCCAGATTCAACGATATATGGCAGAGCTTGAGCAGGCAGGTCTACTCGTCAGGATCGTTCGTTCTGCGGATGATAATGGAAAACTCAGTAACGAATACGATCTGTCAGGATTAGTTAAGAAGCTCCGGGAACTCGCGCCCGAAGTTTTGAAAGCCAAAGAAGATACCAAGCAGGTAACACGCAAAGGTGGGTTAAAGAAATGATGGGCGTAAAAAAACCCGCAAAGCGGGTTTCTTTAGTACTGCTGTATTCTTATGTCCCGGGAGGAGGCTTTCGCCCGCAAGGCCCGTGGCTCTCAGGGAAGATAGTATACGCTTGGAGGATAGGATGTCAATTATGACTCAAGAGGACATGGAATCCGTTCGTTTCGCACTATCACACGCCCGCATGTCTACCTACGAGGCTGCAATGGCGCATGATTATATGTCAGCACTCAGATTGTACGCCTGGAATGCCCAAGTGTCCGCAGCATTGTTTGCGTCTATACAAATCTGCGAAGTGGTTATTCGCAATGCTGTATCTGATGCGCTGGAAGAGATTTACGGTCAACAGTGGGCATGGAATGCAACATTCATTAAAAGTTTACCTTTTCGCAGAGGGCAGGAATTAGAGACAGCGAGAGAAGGCTTACAAACGGTGGGCCAAGTTATACCGGAATTAAGCTTTTATTTCTGGCAGCAAATGTTCACTAGCCGACACTTTGGGCGAATCTGGGAAAACCACATTGAGCGCATTTTCCCTAATATGGATAAAAAAATGGAAAAACAGCTTAAGCGTATCCATATCCATGACGAACTTGAACATATTAGGAATCTGCGTAATCGAATAGCTCACCATGAACCGATTTTTCGGAGTGATCTTGAAGCTGACTTCCAAAGGATTGTTAACTTGGTGATGTTGAAGTGCTCCACGTCAGCACAGTGGCTGGTGCAGAACAACTTATTCACTACTATCTATTCGCAAAAACCTTAGTCGCATATGCCATGCACTGCAGGCTCAGAATCACCCATCCTAGTCTGAGCCCAGGCATTTAATCAAAGGGGGAGTAATTCGCGTCACACTCATCACTTCTCTGCTCAACCCTAGTGACTTCTATCAAAAACCCCAGGCCGTCATGCAACGAAACAGGGAAATCCAGCTCAAGCCAGAAACAATCCTCATAGATGCGGCCCAACCAAAAACCCCCGCAGCACTCCTTTTGACGCTGAAAAAAGCCCCATCCGCCAGTGGTAAACCGCTCCAGCACCTTACCCCGATAGATAATCTGGTGATTAATGTCTTTTTTACCCATGGCTAACGCCTCGCTACTCTCGTTGTTCAACCTCGCAGGCGTCACAATAAAGTTCTGACGCCTGCAACGTTTCTTAATGTAACCAGCTGTCGTCCTCCCAGACCTGCTGCATAATTTCCATCACTCGCTTTTTGTCTTCATCCAGTTTTACCCCACTCAGTTCAACACCATTGGCGCAGCCCTTTCGGATACGAATTGCTGTTTTGGGATACAGAGGGTGCAAATTACGGTAAAGCTCGGATTCAAGGACTTCCAGTGTGGACTGGCTAATCTTCTGCTCTTTGTCGATCATTATTTCAATGCGCATACAGATTCCCTTTAACTGGTAACGTCCATTGACCGGCTGTATTCATGGCTGCGAATTTTCGCCATCAGCTCGTCTGTCAGTTCAGACACCCACTGGATAGCCAGCCGCTTTTCTTCATCACTACACTCACTAGCCGCTACAAGCTTGATAAAAAAATCAATACGCTGGAGCTTCAATGACTCCAAAAGATAGTCCTGCATCTTCCCTCCTATCATTACACGGATACACAATTACTGTATATATATCCACTGTTTATATAAACAGTATAGTAGGAACAGAAAAATGTAAAACTGTTTTTTGTCAGTTAATTGGATGCACTGACCCCAGTCAATAAAGCACAAAATGTTAAACAGCAGTCTTAGTACCACTGACGCCATTTGTCATCTTCCTGCAGCCGCTGGTTACGGTAAAAAATACGTAAACCGGCACCGGATAGGATGCTGCCGCCACGCAGAAGCAAATCAATCTCAGATGCACTACCTTCAAACCCTCTGGCTGTCAGTTCTGCCTCAAGCAGCAGGCGCTGCTGCTCCGAAATACTCTGTTTGTACGCTTTTTTCCGCTTCGGTTTTACCAGCCTCAACCTGGCTGTCAGCTCCCGCCGTTCCTTCTGGCCCATGTTGTAGAGATATTCCTGCAGCTCCTTCTCATCCATGGTTTTAATATCGAGTAAATCCCCCCCTGTATGGTTCAAATTTTCAACAGGGGGACAGTTATTGCCACGAGTCCAAGGGGCGCAAGCGCCCTGGTCGGCTGCCGCCTCCTGAACGTCAACGGCCTTACGAACCTTTTTCCACTTCATCGCGTGCGTGCAAATCTTGCCCTCTACAATCGGGGACCAAATGCCATAGATACGGATACCATGATCGCCGTAGGCGCTCGGTTCGTCGTTAAGCTCGTAAGCCGTGCGGACAAGGTGATGTTTGCGGGGAACCAGTACACCGCCCTGCTTCATGATGTAGGTGGCAAAGCAACCCGCGTCTGCAGCTGCCAGTACCGCATCCAGACGCGGATTATCCAGTACCGGCGCACCCGCTTTGCGTTCGCCTTGCACTCTCGCCGCCTGGCCAGCCAGCAAGCGCAGCTCGCGGTATGCCTGACGACCCGGAATACCAAAGAAACGGAACTGCTGAACTCGGTGCAGTGACGCCCAGGCGGTGACGTGCTCGGCGCTGTCACGCAGTGACCGGCCTGTTTCTTTACTGATTTCTTTAGCCAGCCCGCGCCCGTCGATGTTCTTACTGATGTATTTGGCGATGTAGCTGGTCGGCGTGCCCTTGCGCGGGTTGATAAGCTCAGACTTGAAGCGCGGCCCGGTATTGGTGCCCAGCTCCTCGCGGTCTTCACGGATTGCAAACTTACGTAGCAGCGCGGTGATGGAGCGGCGGTCTTTTTTGCGCATAAAACACAGCAGATGCCAGTGCACAGTGCCATCATGATGTGGCTCAGCAACGCGGACGCCATACCAGCGCAGTCCGGCCTTGTGCATGGCCTTGCGAAAAGCGGCGAATGTATCAACCAGATAGTCACTGCTCTGCCGGACCGTGGCGCTGGTCCATTTCGGATTAGGTCTGCCGTTGTTGAGGGTTGCGTGGAAGCGTGACGGGCAGGTGATGGTATAGAACACGGCGCAGTCTCCACGCATTTCCGCGATCAGCTCCAGCCCTTTAACACAGGCCATCATTTCATTACGGCGGTGCGCCGGGTTGCTGTTGCTGGCGTTCACCACATCTTCCATATCCAGCGTGTCACCGTCTTCGTTGACCAGTTCATGCGAGCGGAAGAACTCCAACGATTTGCGACGCTGCTCGCATTTGTGTATCACGGCTTCATAGCTGACATACGGGGACGCTTTCTTGTTGACCAGGCAGACGGCGCGCAGCTGCTCCTCCCGCCACTCGCAGCGCATCTGCCACAATTTGCGATACCACCAGTCCGCGCACAGCATGCGCGCCAGCGACGGTGGGATCAGTTCATAAGGCACCGGCTTGCGGCGGCGCTTTTTGCGGCGCAACCTCTCAAAGGCAGGCGGGATGACCTCAAGGCGCATGGCTTCTGCAGCAACCCTTTCCCATGCCTGGCGGATTTCTTCTGGTTTAACATCGTCACTGACAAACAGATCACCGCAAGCCGCATCAAGACACATGCTCATATGTGCCGCAACCAGCGTGGAAAGGCGCTTGACCTGCTCCTGATTCATTTCAGGCAGTACCAGCAGCCCCTCCAGCCCGTCCTGGCTCGCCATGAACCGGAAAGACGCAGACACCTGGCTGTCACGCACGCGCTCCAGCCGCTCAAGACAAGGCCTGATTGTTTCGCACAGATAGCGGGAATAAGCTTTAGCCCTGCCCAGGCTATGGAAGTATTTAATCCGCTCCAGCAAAGGCTTGCTGATATGGGCAGGCATGGCGCTAACATCGGCAATAATCACCAAATCGGGATTAACGCGCTGCTGTTCGCGGGCCATTTTGGCATGGCTAATCAGCCGATCCTGCTCCATTTCACACTGGACAGGATCGCGGGATTCATTGAAGAAATAACGTTCCCAAACCTTATCACTCAGCGCCTCACGGCGCAGATGCTCCTGCTCGTTATCCGCAGCGTACAGAGTGATGAGGTTTGAAAGCGCAGACTCCGGCGCAACTTCCGCCGGGTCCAGATACGGGTTAACCGCGTTTTTTCGGGCATTCCATGGAAAGGCCACGGCGGCCTCATTCGAGCCGCCAGTGGTTTGTGCATGATGTAATGTGAATTTACTCACTACCACGCCCGCACCTCAGCTTCCACCGAGAGATCAGGAGCAGACGCCAAATCAACACCAAACCAGCATGCTGATTTTGTGGCGATGATTTCTACTGCAGTTTTACTATCACCGGCAGTCACGCCCATGCTGCGCTTTGCAGTGATACGATGGCGGGTAAAGTTACGATAAATCGAACGGGTCAGGGACGTGTCGCTGTTGGACACGATAACCGGATGACCTTCTGATGACCGGCGCTCAAGAATAGACGCCAAATGATACTGGTCGTCCTCTGTAAAACCGGCAGTGTGATATCCGTTAAACGTGCCGTCATATGGTGGATCGCAATAGACAACATCACCCGTTTGCAGCAGTGCCAGTGTCTCGTCATAGCTGGCGCAGATAAATGTTGCGCGTTTTGCTTTTTCTGCAAATGCACGTATTTCGTTTTCAGGGAAGTACGGTTTTTTATAATTACCGTAAGGAACATTAAAATAACCGTCCAAGTTATAGCGACACAGTCCGCGATAACCATGGCGATTTAGATATAAGAAATACAATGCACGTTCAATTGCGCCACCATGGCGCAAGTTAAACTCCTGTCTCGTCTTATAATATGCCTCTGGATCATTACGGGCTTCAAAAAGATATCTGCCCTCTTTGATGAAGTATTCAACATCATTCTTAATCACCTGATAGAGATTAATCAGGTCCGGATTAATATCCGCGACAAGATAATGAGGATAGTCTGTCTCCATCATCACAGCGCATGAACCCGCGAAAGGTTCAACCAGTCGCGGGCCTGCTGGAAGGTGTTTTTTCAGTTCTGCCATGATGGCGGTTTTATTACCCGCCCATTTCAGGATAGTGCTCATATAGCACCCCCTACGTAATGTTTGCCTTTCAGCTCCGCAATCTCCTGACAAGTGACACAGCACTGCACACCTGGAATAGCGCGACGGCGAGCTGGCGGGATCGGTGCATCGCAATCAATGCAAAGCACACGAGAAACGCCCGGCGTCCTGTTGAGGGCGGCGTGGATGTGGCGCTGGCGCTCTTCTTCAACGCGTTGCTGTACAAGGTCCATTGAATCTGCCATCAGTGGATCTCCTGAGCTTCGTTCTGAATGTTTTCAGCCGCAATACGAAGCAGTTCCGCCGCTTCAACGTGGTTAAGCTGGCGTGACGTGATATGGCAAGCCAGGCTATCAAGACGGGCTGCCATTGCCGCGGCCCGTGCACGACGTTCTTCCATGCGTGCATCAGTCAGCATCTGGTTAAGGCCAGCATCATCTGGTCCTGTTTTGGTGATACGGGTTTCAATATTTCGCATTGTTGTTTCTCCTGAATTTGGGCAATAAGAAGCCCGGCGGGTTTACGCCTATAATTTCGGTTGTTGGTTAATTCGGCATGGCTAGCCGATTTGGAAATAAACTCACCACTGTACGGAAATGGTTCATTGCTTTAATCAGCTCCCGCTTTTCGTCAGTCGTCAGCTCACTAACATTGACGCTATGACGTTCCGCCGGAATCTTTGCCATAAAGAATATTGCGGCTAGTGCGCGTTTATTCTGCTCATGGTTAATATCCCGTTGGTCCCGCATATCGCTAATAAAGCGCTCCAGTTCTGAATCAATATTTAAGCCAAACACTTTCGCCCTTAATTCCGCGATGTGGTTTAACCCATTAAGGCGGAGGCCAGCGCTTAGCGGAACAGTCGCTGCATCGCCTTCAATAGCCATGGTTTCCTCTGCTTTTTAGTAGACAGTTCAGCCAGCAGCGCATCCTGAGAGCGGCACGGGTGCCAGCGCTTGCCATCCTTCCCCATAATCCAGCCATGACCGCAGTGCATTGCAGGACTTTGCTTAACGAGAAGTGATGCAAAAGATGGTTCATTAGTCAGCATAACCACCTCAGATCAGACCGAACGAAGCGCCCAGGCCCGTCACGGTATCTACCGCGCTTGCCATCGCCGGATTCGCCTGCAAACGCGCATGTAATGAAACTGCGGTGAGTGCCATCAGGCGTGTGACAGAGTTGATGCTGTTGATAACATCGCGGCGGCCCGCACTGGTTTTTACATCACCGGATACTGCGCCTGCAGCTACTCGTCCAATCTCCGCAGTTGCACTCATGACGTAATGCGGCAGGTTCTCTTTTGCCACTTCATTCAATGGCACACACGGCAGGCAATGGATTTGAGCCAGAAAACCGTCAACCAGCGTTGAGTCTTCTGTGATATCAGTCAGCAGCCAGATCTCCGGCGGCGTAAGTTGATGCGGTTGCTCTGGGTTCAGCTTATTGCGCAGCGTCTGGACATTCATTCCTGCGCGTTCTGCCAGCTTAGCCATGTTGTGACGCAGCGCAAATGCCCGGCAGGCTTCGTCAAAGTGCGGATGTTTGGAAATCTTATAATCAAACATGTAAAGCACCTCTCTATATCCCAAAATGGAACTATCAGGCTTGCATTGCGATTTCACAGCCTTGAGCTGCTTCCATCGTCAACGCAAACATGTTTACTTCCACAAGGCTGTTTACCCCTTCTTTTTTACGGATAGGTAAACGACCTTCGCGGACCATCTGGCGGGCATAGCTAAGCTTGTAACCAGTACGGCGGCAGAACTCATCCAGTGTGATGAATGGTTCAGACACCACAAGGTTGATGCTGGGGCGCATTGAAAAATTGCTTTTCATGATGCACTATTCCTCAGTTTGTGTTTTAAACTTCACTATTCGGAACTATTCGCAGTTATTCCGAACACCACAAAACCGATGATAGGATCGCATTTTAAATATGTCAAACACAAAAGAAACCCCACAAGCGATCTCACCCTATAACTTTTCATCTCAAAATGGTGGGAAAGATGCAATAACACGCATACTTCAGGCCTACGGATTCAGTACAAGACAGGCTCTATGTGATCATTTGGGTGTGTCCCAAAGCACCATGGCGAACCGCTGGATGCGCGATACTTTCCCGCATGACTGGCTAATTGCCTGCCATCTCGATACAGGTGTGTCTATGCTGTGGCTTACCACGGGACAAGGAAAACTCACTACAGAGTCAAGCTCTGACGCAACATTGCTTTTGCAACTAAAGGAAATCACAAATGGGGTTTACGCTTCCATCACGCAGGTTGCCTATGATTCCAACCTCGTGCCTCAAAACGCCGCAGATCCGTTCTTTGTAAAGTTCGAAAGCACATACTATCTAGCAGAAGAATTTACAGGCGAGATCACCGATGGAATATGGCTCATTGAGCTAGATGGGCTTTTGAGTATCAAACAGGTGTACCGCCTCCCAGGCGGGCGCTTGCGAGTAGAAAATGGCCCAGCATCATTTGAATGTTCAGTATCTGAAATAAAGGTTCAAGGTAAAGTCATCAGCAAAACTGAGTTTATGGAATAAGGAGATTGAAAATGAGTCAGTTCAGCGCATTAAACTACTCGCATAATAGAGATAAGGCCATTGCAAACCTTATAAATATTATCGAGGGTATGACATGCGATGGAAAAGTCAGTGAAAAGGAAATGATTTTTCTTGATACATGGTTATTAGAATCTGAAATAATTTCGCAAAATTATTATGTGGGTTGCATTAGAGATAGGATTGCAGACATTCTTTCTGATGGTATCGTGGAACAAAACGAACTAGACGATTTAAAAGAATTGCTACTTGAGATGCAGCGCGGACTGATAGACACACCAAACATTGACCTGTATTCAGTTGACTCTGACAAGCATTTACTGGAAGGGTTATGCAAAGGACTGGCTTCTGATTATCATCTTAGCAATGAAGAAATTAGCTATCTTAATTGGTTTCTCTCCACGAATGCCTCTCTTAAAAATAACTACCCCGGAAAACATTTATATGAATTGATCAGGGAAATTCTCAGTGATGGGGTCATCACTGAAGACGAGCGCATTTCGTTATTGCAAGAGATTACCGCTTTAACTGGTTCTAATATTTCTGAGGGAATAGTTGACGGATATTCCACAACATCACCAGTAGATCTCATAGACACATTTACCCCTGAAAATAGCAAAGTATGTCTTACAGGGAAATTTCTATGCGGTTCCCGCCGCCAGTGTGAAGCCGACTTAATAAAATTAGGGTGCAAAATATCTGATCGCATCACTCAAGATCTGGATTATCTCATCATCGGAGCGCTTAGCTCTAAAGACTGGAAATTCCAGAGTTTTGGTAGAAAAATTGAACAGGCAATAGAGTACCGAGATAACAAAGGTGCTTCTCTTAAAATCCTCAGTGAAGAACATTGGCAAAGCTTAATGCGTTCAGTAAGCCAGGGTTAAATGATGGCTGTCAGCAAATTAAGCAATGGAAAATGGCAGGCGCAAGTCTTCCCAAACGGCAGAAATGGGCGGCGCATTCGCCGCCAGTTTGCCACTAAGGGTGAAGCCCTGGCATTTGAGCGCCATGAAAAAGAAAAGGCACAAGACAAGCCTTGGCTTGGTGAAAAGGCAGACAAACGACGGGTAAGGGATTTAGTCACGGCCTGGTACAACGCACATGGCGTAACACTAGCCGATGGCGAAAAGCGTAAAAGTGCCATGGAGTTTGCCTGTCTAGCCATGGGCGATCCCCTAGCAACCGAATTCAACGCTAAATTATTTTCTACGTATAGAGAACAGCGGTTAAGCGGAAAAATAACACGTTCTGATCGGGTAAAAGCAGTGACTCCCCGTACCGTTAATCTTGAGCTGGCGTATTTCCGCGCCATGTTCAACGAACTGAAAAGACTGGATGACTGGAGTGCGCCCAATCCGCTCGAAAACGTCCGGGAATTTAAAATTGATGAGGCAGAGCTAGCCTGGCTGACAGTTGAAGAAGTTAAGCAGCTTCTGGCTGAGTGCGAGAAAAGCAAGGCGAAAGATTTAGTGACTATAGTAAAGATATGCCTTGCAACCGGCGCACGATGGGGCGAGGCAGAGTCACTGACAGGCAAGCAAATAAGCCCCGGCAAAATCACTTATATCAAAACCAAGGGCAAGAAAAACCGCGCCGTTCCAATAAGTGATGAGCTTTACGAAATACTCCCAAAAGTAAGAACATCAAAACCAGTCTTTACGGGGTGCTATTCTGCGTTTCGTGGGGCAATTAAGCGAGCGGGGATTGAACTACCTGACGGGCAGCTGTCACACGTTCTACGGCATACATTTGCAAGCCACTTTATGATGCGCGGGGGTAATATTCTTGTACTGCAGCGCATCCTTGGACACACTGATATTAAGGTGACGATGCGCTATGCTCATTTAGCTCCTGATCATTTATTTGAAGCTATAGCATTAAATCCTTTAACAGGCTTAGATACTTACAATTCAACTTTGGGATAATGGTAATGTCAAAAATTGATATTTGGTCCGCTAGGGCGGCTAACTTCTCTCAGATAGGTGTTCTTGCATTAGCCGCTTTCGGTTACTTTTACACTGTACTCCCAGTATATCAAAAATCACTTCTTGATGAAGAAATCGCGAAAAAAACACTCGAACTCGAAAAAAAAGATAAGCAAATAAGTGAGTTTAATAAAATACTTTCTGAAAGAGGCGCGGAACTGAAAAAATTATCTGATGATGCTAGTAAGGCAAAAGCTGAGGCTAATTCCGCCAAACAAAACCTCAAAACAATGCAAGGGAAATATTCAAAGCAATATTCAGAATTAAGAATCCATCTTTTCTCGCAGTTTATGTCTTTAGCTCGCCAACAGTGCTCAGATGGAAAAATGGAAAAAAATAAAATCACTGAATGCTTTAACAATATAGCTAATTCAGCAGACCTCAAAGAACTTAACGCATTGGATATGACAAAGCTGAAAAGAAGCATTCAAATAGAAGCTCCAAAGTTGATGAATAACTATTATAAAATAAAGCAACAGTTTGATACATCTATGCAATCAATAAAGTCTGAGATTATAGCGATCGAAACAGAATGTCAAAACAACAGAACAAAAAAAGATTACGAGGATAGTATTAAAAAAATCACCATAGATTATGAGTGCGATATGAAGAAAAGCAAATCTGACACTAAAAAATATAAATTGGAGATAGATTTTTTATTTGGCAAAGAAGAAATCTTATCCAAATCACTTGAAAACATTGCCAATATGGCTGTGAACTGA